AAAGAAGTAGAGTTTTACTTCTCGGGTTAATCCCTACCAACGAATTTATATAACCGTCTACGGATAGAACCGTGGACACAAGGAGAAAACTTATGGCTAATCAAAGTACAACTGGTTTCGGATTGAGACCGGTTCAAAAGATAGGTCAGAACGACAACAACGCTGGTTTAAGTGAATGGTCAGTAGCAGCAAGTTCTGCTATTATGTACCACCACGATTTGGTTATGTTGACAGCAGATGGAGTTATTTTAAGATCTACTGATTCAGCAGTAAACAATCTTGGTTCACTAAACGGCGTTTTCTACACTGATGCCACTACAAGTAAGCCTACCTGGGCAAATTATTCCAAAGGGAGTAATACTGCTACGGATATTGTTGCACTCGTTAATAGCGACCCTGCACAAATATTTGAAATCAGGAACGCTACTAGTACATTAGTAGTTGCTGATGTAGGTGGAACAAGTAAGATAGTCACTACTGCAGGATCTGCTCCGAACTACGTTTCGGGCGAAACTCTGTATGATACAGCAGGAACATCGGCTGACCAGCTTAAGTTATTAGGAGTCTCCAGAGACATACAAAACCAAGATCCGAGCTCAAATGGCTGTATATGGCGCGTACAAATTTACGAACATATACTTGGCAATATTTGCTCGGCTGGTATTTAGGAGGATAAATTATGGCTATATCACGTAATCAACTAGTTAAAGAACTAGAGCCAGGTTTAAACGCCTTGTTTGGCCTGGAGTATAAACAGTACGAAAATCAATCAAGTGAGATTTACGTTACTGAATCATCTGACAGAGCTTTCGAAGAGGAAGTTATGTTGTCAGGTTTTGCAAATGCATCAGTTAAACCAGAAGGATCTGGCGTGACTTATGACAATGCACAAGAAACTTTCACAGCAAGATATACGAACGAGACAATTGCTCTCGCTTTCGCAATCACTGAGGAAGCTATTGAAGATAACCTGTATGACAGACTTGCTTCTAGATACACAAAAGCTTTAGCAAGATCGATGGCAAACACTAAACAAGTGAAAGCTGCTTACCCCTTGAATCAAGGTCTACCAAGTATAGACAACTATGATTCAGGCGACGCAAAATCCTTGTTTAATACTTCGCATACTACGATAGCAGGGAGTTTCCAAAACACTCTGTCTACTCAAGCAGACTTAAACGAAACATCATTAGAGCAAGCGTTAATTGATATCGCTGCAATAACTGATGAAAGAGGTTTAAAGATCGCTGCAAAAGGTGTGAAGATGATCATCCCATCTGCTAATCAGTTCACTGCTGAGAGATTGACGAAATCTCAAGGTAGAGTTGGAACTGCTGATAATGATATCAATGCAGTCAAATCTTTAGGTATGATTCCTCAAGGATATAGAGTGAACAATTACCTAACAGACACAGACTCTTGGTACATAATTACAGATGTACCTAATGGTATGAAGCATTTCGATAGATCCCCTCTTACAACTAAGATGGAAGGAGATTTCGATACTGGCAACGTTAGATACAAAGCTAGAGAAAGATACGTTTTTGGTGTATCAGACCCTAGAGGTATCTACGGTGTTGAAGGTGCATAATACTACTTAAGTAAAAAATTAGAGATGAGGCGGCCTCAAAACCGCCTCATTTCGACAATAAAGTAAGAAATTAACAATGAAAAACTTCCGAATACAAATCCGATATCACGGGCATTTTGCTGATTTTAAGGCTATGGCTGAAGACAGTATCGAGGGCATTGAAAAAGTAGTCCTTGACAAACTGGGAAA